CTGGATAACATGATTGCCCAGGGTAACCCGATGCCGGTGCCTTACGGGGAAATGCTGGTTGGCTCCCGCCGTATATCCCAGGACATCAGTACCCGTGATGAAGGCGGGGGCGGAAAGGTCGTGGTTATCGGGCGGCAGGGGTAAAAAGAATAAAAAAATCCCGCAGTGATCGCGGACAGGAACTGCGGGAGCGTTACGAAGATTAAGTGTAAGGAATTATTCTTATGTCACGACAAAAAACATTAACGCAGAGAAATTATTAGCACCACAGTCAGTTTGTGAAAATGTGAAGATATTCAGAAGTTTTATTCAGTGATGATACAGGCATCCTCAGGGATGCCTGTTGTTTTTGTGCGTAACAGTTATCACAGTAAAGGGTGAGACAATGGGCAAAGGTGGCGGCAAGGCGCACACACCGCGCGAGGCGAAGGACAATCTCAAATCCACGCAGATGATGAGTGTGATTGATGCGATTGGTGAGGGACCGATAGAAGGCCCGGTGAAGGGACTGCAGAGTATCCTGGTGAACAAAACCCCGCTGACGGACACGGACGGTAATCCCGTGATACACGGTGTGACCGCGGTCTGGCGTGCCGGGGAGCAGGAGCAGACACCACCGGAAGGCTTTGAGTCCTCCGGGGCGGAAACCGCACTGGGCGTGGAAGTGACGAAGGCAAAGCCGGTGACGCGCACCATTACGTCCGCGAACATTGACCGCCTGCGGGTTACCTTCGGGGTGCAGTCACTGGTGGAGACCACCTCAAAGGGTGACCGTAATCCCTCTTCTGTCCGGCTGCTGATTCAGTTGCAGCGTAACGGTAACTGGGTGACGGAAAAGGATGTCACCATTAACGGCAAGACCACCTCACAGTACCTGGCGTCGGTGATTCTGGAGAATCTGCCTCCCCGTCCTTTTAACATCCGGATGGTCCGGGAGACAGCGGACAACACCCCGGACCAGCTGCAGAATAAGACGCTCTGGTCGTCATACACCGAAATCATCGATGTGAAACAGTGCTACCCGAACACGGCGATTGTGGGGCTGCAGGTGGATGCGGAGCAGTTTGGCGGTCAGCAGATGACGGTGAACTACCATATCCGCGGTCGCATCATCCAGGTACCGTCAAACTATGACCCGGAAAAACGCACGTACAGCGGCATCTGGGACGGCAGCCTGAAACCGGCATACAGCAACAACCCGGCCTGGTGCCTGTGGGACATGCTGACTCACCCGCGCTACGGCATGGGAAAACGTCTGGGGGCAGCAGACGTGGACAAATGGGCGCTGTATGCCATTGCGCAGTACTGCGACCAGACGGTGCCGGATGGTTTCGGGGGCACAGAGCCGCGGATGACCTTTAATGCGTACCTGTCACAACAGCGTAAGGCGTGGGACGTTCTCAGTGATTTCTGCTCGGCGATGCGCTGTATGCCGGTATGGAACGGCCCGACGCTGACGTTCGTTCAGGACCGCCCGTCGGATGTGGTGTGGCCGTACACCAACAGCGATGTGGTGGTGGATGATAACGGCGTGGGGTTCCGCTACAGCTTCAGTGCCCTGAAGGACCGGCACACGGCGGTGGAGGTGAATTACACCGACCCGCAGAACGGCTGGCAGACCTCCACGGAACTGGTGGAAGACCCGGAAGCCATACTGCGCTACGGGCGCAACCTGCTGAAGATGGATGCGTTCGGCTGCACCAGTCGCGGTCAGGCCCACCGTGCCGGGCTGTGGGTGATAAAGACCGGACAGCTGGAAACGCAGACGGTGGATTTCACGCTCGGGTCACAGGGGCTGCGTCACACACCCGGTGACATCATTGAAATCTGTGATAACGACTATGCCGGGACCATGACCGGCGGACGTGTCCTGTCCATTGATGCTGCCACCCGCACCCTGACGCTGGACCGTGAAGTGACACTTCCGGAGACCGGTGCCGCCACGGTGAACCTGATTAACGGCAGCGGTAAGCCGGTGAGTGTGGACATCACTGCACACCCCGCGCCGGACCGGATACAGGTCAGCACCCTGCCTGATGGTGTGGAGACATACGGTGTATGGGGACTCTCCCTGCCGTCACTGCGTCGTCGCCTGTTCCGCTGTGTCTCCATCCGGGAAAACACGGAGGGCACCTTTGCCATCACGGCGGTGCAGCACGTACCGGAAAAAGAAGCCATTGTGGATAACGGGGCCAGCTTTGAGCCGCAGTCAGGTTCCCTGAACAGCGTTATTCCACCGGCAGTGCAGCACCTGACGGTGGAGGTGAGCGCGGCTGACGGTCAGTATCTGGCACAGGCGAAATGGGACACGCCGCGGGTGGTGAAGGGTGTGCGCTTCAGTCTGCGCCTGACCAACGGAAGCGGAGAAGACAGCCGTCTGGTGACCACCGCCATCACTGCGGATACAGAGCATCGTTTCAGTGGTCTGCCGCTCGGGGAATACACCCTGACAGTCAGGGCAATTAACAGTTATGGCCAGCAGGGGGAACCGGCCACCACCACGTTCAGGATTAATGC